CATTACCTTCAAGGGCATAATTGTTACTATCCTTCGACTGAACGGATCCGAGAGCATTACCAGCAGCGATGTGATCTCTGATCGGGAAAGTAATTTTACCAGCAGCGATCGCAGTTGATTCTACGGCTGTGGTGCTTTCTGTTGAAATGTCACTTCCGTTAGTAAACACAAAGGTAAATCTAACAGCCGCGGTTGATGTCCCAGAGTCGGAGGATGTAACCCGTCTTGTAAGACGACGGATTTGTTTAACCTCATCTGCAGCAACACCAGAAATCCCACTGGCATCGTTGATAGCTGCGACCAGTTCAGCATCGACAGCCCATTGGAAAGCGCCCATGTTTTCATAGTCAGCATCAGAAGGACTTCGGCCATTATCAAGCAAAAGTTCACCAACGTCTAGAATGTAAACACCAGTAGTCGTTTGAGCCAAAAGATCCGGATCATACATAATGTATTTCGAATTAGTCTCAGACACAGTACCATCAAGCTTGAAAGAAGCTCGGTGGGCACAAGAAGCAATGGTATTGTTGCCTAGCGCTTCATTACTTCCGGTTGGTGCAGAATATCCATAACCAACAACAGTTCTGGGACCACCTTGGTCTTCACCATGAGTAGTACCAACAAGATTAAGACCACCCGTGATCTGAGCAGCAAGTCTATCGCCACCATAGATGGATTGTGACCCTGAAGTACTGTTCCCCATTCGTCCATCCGGCTGATCCTGACCATTGGTTTGAGTACCAAAAGCAAAGTCAAGGAAGAAGATCAGACCAGATGGCAATGACATCGGCTGAACACTTACAAGATCGTTTGCGATAAGTCCGGCGAATACACGACGAACAATTGGAAAGGCAACAGCAGCAAAACCTTCTACATTTCCGTTACCCATTGTATTAACCTCGCGAAGGAGTTCCTTAGCTTGGTTTTCTAAAAGACGAGCCATATTATTCTTGGCTTGTTCAGTTTGAAGGCCTTCGAGCAAACCGGTTTGAGTCCATTTGTCAAGAAGGGCCTGCCCTTCTTTAGCAATATCTCGATTTACAATACCTTCGGTTAATTTTTCTATAATAGACATTATTTAACCTCCTTATTTGTTTTTAATGCCTGCCAGTTTCTGCATCTTTTTTACAAAAGGGTCATCAGTCTGGCGTTCGTTTATGTTTTGTCTTTGAGGAAGCATTGAAGATAAATTTGATCTACGGTTAACAGACTCGCTTAGTGATTGTGGACCTTTTTTAAATTGTGATCCCACTGTTGCTTTGAGTGTTTCATGTAGACTCTTCGCTTCTTTTGGAGACTCCGCATTTGCAATGGCTTCGACAATTTTTAATTTTTGTCGCTCATTCAAGGAGACATCATTCAATGTGCGGTTTTGATAAAGAAGCTTTGCATTTGAAAGCAAAGTTTCTTCAAGTTTGCTGCTCAACTTTTGAACAACATGCTCAAGCTTTTCATTTTGTTGCTTGAGTATTATAAATGTTTGTTGAAATTGGTCGATTTCTTTGAGGGCTTCTTGAAGTCTTTCGTCGTCTTCCTCTTCTTCGTCTTCTTCTTCTTCCGTGTGAGCTTCTTTGGCTAATGCTTTATCTTTCTCGTAGCCCAAGTTTGCTTCATCAGTTGTCACCCAACCTTTTTTATCCTCGTCCATATCAACTTCAATATCTTCATCCAGGAGATCTAAATTGTATTCAGATAAAATACTAAGTATCTCTTGTAGTTCGTGGTCTTCGCCTTCTTGTAGAGCTCCAAGAAGGGCATCTAAATCCTCTGCTCCTCCTTCCTCGGGTGCTTCCATTCCAGCCTCTTCAGGAGCCGCTGAGGGCTCTTCTAAGGGCTGTTCTGCTGTCATCTCTGCTTCTTCTTGTTGAGCAAGAGACAGTTCAATTGCATCTAAGTCAATTTCAATATCACCATTTTCATCGACATTATCCAATAAAGCAGAAAGAGCTACAGATTCAGTTTCGCCATAGCGAGAGTCCCAGGCTGGAGGTGCTTCAATTTCTTGAGGAGGTGTACCAGTGTCCATGGCCGCCTCGAGTTCTTGCTCTTGAAGAATATCCTCATCTGAAGCCTCAGATAAGTCGGATTCCTTAACCATAAACGGCTTCCCGCTTGCTTCAGAAACAGTAACATTGCCGTCGGCATCTGCTTCGTGGATTACTTCGACAGTTCGGCCCTGATACATCCTTCTTGAGGACGGCGCTTCATTTTCAAGCATAACCGCGACGGCTTCTTTAATTTGTGGCGCATACTTTTCAATAATTGATTGTTCTGCGTTTTTAAGAGCAGCTTCACGTAGAGCTGTAGCGTCCACGATTGCTTGTTCCAACATGCTAGACATTAACACATCTCCTAGATATACTATTATTCTTAATAAATAGTGTCAAGTCTAAGAAAAGAACAATAAGTAATTGTTTAACACTGGATGATATTACCATTGTGGCACAAAATCAGCACTTTTAACTAGTTGGAGGAGTAATAGCCCAATAATGCAAGACCGCTCTTATAACACCACCAGTTGCTGTTCCTGCACATGTAATAACTAAATCCTGCGCAGCATTAATACCCGCAGCGGAGCCTCCGGCTCCAGAATACGGACCGGCAAATGGAGCTATAGCTATCGTCAGTAAATCATCTTGTTCGTCGAGCACACCGTCATTAAGGGCACCGCCGTCACCAGCGGCACCTGCCCAAAGATCATCTATACCACCGGTTCCAAGTTTGGTGATATGATGTCCAGCCGAGATCGCTGTTGTGACTCGAATTGATAACGCGAGTGGAACCGCCAGAGCGGGGAAAAAATTGCTGGACGTAGTCACGGCCCCCGCCGTGGATATGGTTATCGCCACCTCCTTGATCGTCAGGGTCATCGCGGCACCACTCTTGCCCTCGGCCTTCATGATGCCAACGCCGGCATCGTTGCGCATGTACAGATTAGTAGCTCCCGTCGCACTGGCGTGATTGTTGACGATGAACATCAGGTTCCGGGTGTCGGTGGTGCTTGAGTTCGAATCCAGCCCTATTATTGATCCGGTTGTCAGCCCATCGCACTGGATATCTATGGCGCGAGCCGTGGTGACAGCATCAGCAACAATATCAATAACGTCTGCATCTATGTTAGCTGCTTCGATGGACATTGCGATTTGATCTGTGTCATCATTATCGATAAGGAAAGCAATGTCGCCTCCGGAGGAGCCTTGTTGAATTTCAAGTAAGGCTCCGGGGGAACCTACACCGATACCAATTCGATCATTCGCCGCGTCCATTCTAAACATATTGGCGATATTGTCACCGTGCATAGCTACGTCCAGATCTATTGCATCTGGGTTGAGAAAAATAGCCATGGGAGCATCGCCGCCGGCGGTATCCTCACGACCGATCTTAAACGCTGTTTTGAGACCAGCAGTACCCGCAGTACCACCAGCAAAAACGCTAAATCTCAGCTCACCGGCCTCATCTCCAGCAGTAACATCAGTTGCAAATGCCTGGATGGCTGCGTACTGCGTGTCGGCATTCCCTGCGTCAACGCCCATGAAGTCGATCTGACCAAGGGACATATCATCCGCTTCGGCTGTTGCGTCTGATCTCTTAAATCTTAGAATCGGTGGTTTATCTGTTGCTGCATTTGCATTGAGCAGTTGTAAGAGAGGCTCTGTATTGGCAGAAGTGTCTTGAAACTGAACTGTTGCTCGACCGGCTGTCGGAATGGCATCATTACGGACCGCAAGGGGTATGGCGCCGGTTGCAGAAGCGTGATCATTAATAATCGAAACAAGACCACGATTGTCTGTTGTTGAACTGTTTGAATAAAATCTTGCACACTTGCCTGTTGTTAGAGCATCTGCAACAATAGAGAGGCCGTCCGAGGTTGTTAGAGCCGGTGCTGCGATATCAATAACATTGGCGTCAACCGCAATAGAATTAATATCAACTGCAATTACATCGGTGGCTGCACCTACAAGAACCATAGATCCGGAGATATCAACACCGGCTTCAAAGGTTGCCGGGCCTACAATATTTAATGGACCAGATCCAGAAATTTCACCTGTTCCTAGGATCTTAACTGAGTTTGTACCTAGATCATTAACAAATATTGTCCCGGCAAACAATTCCGTGGAAGCACTTAATGAAGTGACGTTGGTAATATTCCCGTTTGCATTCAAAGTGATCGTATCATTGATCTGCAATGAAGATCCTGTGATCCCGACTGCACCAGAAATTGCACCTGAAACGTGCAATGTACTTTCAAGTGTACTAGCGCCAACGATATTTAATTCACCAGATGATGAGACGTTACTCAGAGCAAAAGCACCTGTGACATTTAGAGACCCTTCAATAAATGTGTTACCAACAATGTTAACATCCCCGGAAGCAGATAAACAAGTTGTACCGGCTGTGCCTCCAGCAATAACCAATGTGCCATCACCATTAAGACGGATATTCTTTGTTCCGCCATCATTTATTGCTAAATTATTTACATGAGCATATGAGCCACTAACGCCGGCTGATGCCGTTAGAGCTGTCGCTGCTACAGTACCAACATTTGTTATATTCCCGTTTGCATTCAAAGTGATCGTATCATTGATCTGCAATGAAGATCCGGTAATTCCAGAGGCACCAGAGATGGCGCCAGAAACATGTAATGTGTTTTCAAGAGTGGCTGCCCCAACGATATTGAGTGGGCCAGAGCCAGAGATTTCACCTGTTCCTAAAATCTTAACCTGATTTGTGCCGCCATTATTTGCAAAGAAATCAAGGGCCGATAGTCCTAAAGAAGCAGAAAGATCAGTCACGTTTGATATTTTTCCATTTGCATTCAATAAAATTGTATCATTGATCTGCAATGAAGATCCAGTAATTCCAACAGCTCCGGAGATAGCACCAGAGACGTGCAACGTGCTTTCAAGTGTTGCCGCACCAACAATGTTTAATTCACCAGAGGAAGAGACGCTACTAGGAGAAAAGGTACCGGCTGTCAGTGTACCAGTAACATTGAAATCTCCCTCGACAAACCCATTGCCGACGATATTTACATCTCCAGAAGCTGATAGGCATGTTGTGCCGGCTGCGCCTCCAGCAATGACGATTGTTCCATCACCATTAAGACGAATATTCTTTGTTCCACCGTCATTGACTGATATGTTATTAAAATGAGCGTAAGAACCACTGATACCTGTCGATCCAGTAATACCGACGGCAGTATGGATGGCACCAGAGACATGTAGGGTGTTTTCAAGTGTGGCCGCGCCAACGATATTAAGAACTCCAGATCCAGATATTTCATCTAGAACCGTTAGTTTACCTCCGAAGAGACCCGTACCATCGCCAGCAAGAGCTATAGTTTTTGTTCCGCCTTGGTTGACACTTAAATTGTTTACAAGAGCATAGGAGCCGGTAATCCCTGCAGAAGCAGATAGATTTGTAGAGGATACGGTTCCAACATTGGTAATGTTCCCGTTTGCATTTAAGGTAATTGTATCATTGATTTGCAATGAAGAACCTGTAATACCAAGCGCGCCAGAGATTGCACCTGAAACATGCAATGTATTCTCAAGATAAGTTTTCCCAATGATATTTACATCACCGGAAGCCGACAGGCATGTTGTGTCAGCAGCACCCCCAGCAATAACCAATGTACCATCACCATTCATACGAATGTTTTTAGTACCGCCGTCATTTATTGCTAAATTATTTACATGAGCATATGAGCCTGAAAAGCCGGCAGATGCTGTTACGCCTAGGGCTGTAGTGATGGCTCCTGAAACATTCAAAGTGCTTTCAAGAGTAGCAGCACCAACGATATTTAAATCACCTGATGCAGAAATCTCACCTGTTCCTAACATTCTGGCTGAATTTGTTCCCTCGACATTTGCATAAAACCCAACGCCTTGATATGTATTTGAGGCGGTTATTTGGGTGCAGGTTATTTGTCCGCCGGCCAATAAGATAGGTTTTGTCCCGTCTTGATTTACTGATAACTTATTTAGAAGAGCATAGGATCCAGAAAATCCAGCAGAAGCCGAAACATCGGTTGCATTTGAGATGGTACCGTTTGCATTCAAGAAAATCGTATCATTGATTTGCAATGAAGAGCCTGTGATACCAAGAGCACCAGAGATAGCACCAGAAACGTGTAGTGTGCTTTCAAGAGTGGTTGCTCCAACGATATTGAGTGGGCCGGAACCAGAAATTTCACCTGTGCCCAGCAATTTAACAGTGTTTGTACCTAGGTCGTTTACTAATACCGTGCCGGCAAATAATTCTGAGGAGGCACTCAATGAATTAACATTTGTTATATTGCCATTTGCATTCAAAGTGATCGTATCGTTGATTTGCAATGAAGAGCCAGTGATTCCGGAAGCACCTGAAATTGCTCCTGAAACATGCAATGTGTTTTCTATAAAACCCTTACCAACGATATTTACATCTCCAGAAGCCGATAAACAAGTTGTATCCGCTGCGCCGCCAGCAATGATAATTGTTCCATCCCCGGTGATTACAACGTTTTTTGTCCCACCATCATTGGCCGCAAAACTAAGAGATTGCACTGCTAAAGAAGCAGATAGAATTCCATTTGCATTCAACATCATTGAATCATTGATTTGCAATGAAGAACCTGTGATACCAGCAGCTCCAGAGATGGCTCCTGAAACATGTAGTGTGCTTTCAAGAGTCGTAGCCCCAACAATGTTAAGTTCTCCAGAACCAGAAATAGCACCAGTAACACTTAGAGTACCCTCAAACGTACCAATGTTCATGTGTAAATCGTTGGAGCCGGAAACTCTGCCACCATCGGAAACATTAAGTACGGATACCCCGCCATCTTGTAAATCCAAGATGAGGCCGGTGCCATCTTGATTAACAGTTAAAGTTGTTTGCGTGTTTGAAGTATGATCATCATGTAAGTAAACTAATGGATTCGAGCCGGCTTCTGCTATGTTTCTGTAAATTTTAGCACCATAACCATCAGCAATATCCTGCTGGGCGTAAAGCGTCTTAAACCCTGTGACATAAACTGCCGGATGGCTTGTTGATTCTGAATCTACTTTGAGTGCGTTATACCCGCCTGCTTCATCATGATCAATAAGAACTGCTCCGATGTTATCTGTATCGATGGTTTTTACATGAAATCTGGCTCCAACATCTTCAACAGATGCCGTTGGTGCCACCATCATTTTTCCGACAAATAAATGAGTATCAGTTATCGAATCACCAAATTCTGTCGATCCAGTAGATGAAATGTTTGTAATAAGTCTGTTAGTCGTATTAACGTTTATCTCATCAGCATAAAGTGTGCCGGCTACGTTGACATTGCCTGTGACATACAAAGTAGATTCTGTTCTATCCCAAACCAGTAAATCGCTACCTGTGATTTCACTGGGGCCTTCTCTCCACTGTATTGACCCGCTAATTCCACCAGATCCAGAAATTGCTCCTGTTGTATACGCCCATCCAAATTCTGCCATATGAGAAACTCCTAAATAAATTTATTTCATCCCTAAATAGTCTCGGTCAAACAAACAAGTACTGTAGATAAAATATTCTATATTTTTTAACTAGTCGGAGGAGTGATATCCCAATAATACAAAACACATCTTGCCACACCGGCGTTTGGGTTTGCGCCGGCAACTGTAATTCTCAAATCCTGGGCTGAATTGACACCCATCGCCGCAGCGCCGGCGCCGGCAAATGGACCACCAAAAGGACTGATCGGGACGGTCAGCGTGTCGCCGTCTTCGTCAAGTAAAGCATTGTTAAGTACTCCGCCATCTCCAGCGCCACCACAAATACAATCGTCGACACCGGCAGTACCAAGTTTGGTAATGTGTTTTCCAGCCTCGAGACCAGTGGTAATATGTACAATTATAGCAATCGGTACCGCGTTTGCAGGAAAGAATCCAGATACATCCATTGTTGTATCGGAACCAGTAATACCAGATGCAATATCTACTGAAGTTTCTTTGATTTTTAAACCAAGACCAGTTCCGTTTGCTCCATAGGCAACCGTGATAAGGTCGCCTGTTGAATCTTGGTCCATTTCTATCAGACTAGCACCTGTCGCAGAAGCATGATCATTGGTTAATTTAAGTAGAGATCGTGCTGCAGTGTTACTACTATTTGAAGCTACACTGATGCCATCTCCACTTGTCAAGGCATCAGCCGCGATATCAATAACATTTGCGGCTTGATTAACTGCATTAATGTCTAAAGCAATATCACTATGGACGCCGCCCACGAAGACGACAGAACCAGAGACATGCAATGTGTTTTCTAGAGTCGTTGCCCCAACGATATTTAAAACACCTGAACCAGAAATTTCGTCAGTAACTGTTGCATCCCCAGAAACTGTTAAGTTTGTTATTGAGGTAGTACCCAGATTCGAAGATGATCCTTTAAAATTTCCCATAATTTTATCCTGTTGTCAATGTGATTCCGGACCCAGTTAGATTAAACATACTTTTGGTCGGTATCTGAGTTAATTCACCCCAAACTTGATAAGTAAGATTATTGAGTCCAGACAAGTTTGAAATGTAAAATCTTTTACATTTTACATCAAATGTTACTGCAGCATTTCCTTCAGGGACTGTAATGTAGTGAAAACCCGCAATAACATCATCTGCCGCTGCTGAAGTTTGTGCCCCCCATTCCCCTGGGGTAGAGACTGCCGTTGCCGAGCCGCTTTGAAAATGAACCCTGAATGAACCTGTGGTATTGGTATTGATCACAGTAAAAGATTTTGATACATGGGGGAACTCAACCATATGGACTGTTGCAGTATCCAAATTTGCTGATCCTGTTATCCATGGTGTACCTGATACTTGATAGGATCCTACGTTTCTTAGACCAACATATCCTTTAACATCTGTGTAAATCGCCATAATATTTCTCCTTCTAAATAAGTAGTCTCAAAACTACTTTTGTGTGCGCTCCCTTTTGCGCTGTTCTTTCTTGTGCCTTGCGATTGCTCGTTTTTTTGCCAGTCTTCGCTTGACGGATGGCTTAACATATCTTTTCTTATCCTTAAACTCATCGATAACGCCAAGCTTTTTGCATTTTTTTATAAACCTTTTGATAAAACGATTTGGGTCTTCATTTTTTTTTGGTTTTTCAATGTGATTACAAGCCATTTTAGTTCCCCGCCAATTTTTTCCAAACATTAGTTGTCAACCCAAAGGCTGAAATATCTACGCCTGAGTCGCTTGGGGCTACTCCATCGAGGGCTTTAGATCCTTGTGGGGACATCCCGCCGGGGCCGCGATTAGACATTGGAGTAGTTCCTTCGAAGACATTTACCCCATTGTAAGCATCTCTACCGATAGAGTTCAACAGTTTCTTTTTATTTTCTTTTAATAGTTCTTGTCTTCTTGAATTAGCTTCCGTGTCTGTTTCAAATCTCGGTTTTTGTTTTGTTTCATAAACCACTTGGTTGGTTGACGTACCTTTCACAACTTCAGAAATAATTGTCGAAAGAGCACCTTCTTCGAAAATAACTTCCCTAATACAATCTTTAATCAGAGGTTTCAAAATTTTTTTTAATTCTTCTTTTTTCATTTAAATTCCAGTTATTTATATTGACTATAAGAGTGCCTCTCGGCTTGCAAGTTAGCTTCCATTTTTTCAATCTCTTGTTCTATCTTGATAATGCTTTGGTCGATGGCAGGAAAATTAGATCCATCCTCAGCGGAATATCCAGAAAAATCCGCAATTCTTTCCTCTCCTTGCCTTATTGTTTTAAGCTTTGCCAGTGCTTGTTTTAAATCATCAATGGTTTGCTGCATTTGTGTATGCTCTAATTCAGATTCACTCTCTGGTGGAAAGCTGTCGCTCAGTTCTTCTCTTATGATTTCAATTAATCTATTTTTATTAATCTTCACCATTAATCTCCCAAAATCTTTTTAAATAGATCATTAATGTTATTTTCTTTGACCTCGCGTAAACGAGCAGTCATAGTTCCTTGACCCTTGGGATAAACATAAGCATCCGGAGTTGATGGTTCTGATACCATATCAAAACAAATAAGTTGAAAATCACTCTCAACAACTGTTTGACCTGCGCTTTCTTTTACAGACCCCAAGCCTCTAGAGGAAATACCCAGCTTTACCCCGGCTGAAACCAAATCTTTTAAAATTCTTCCGGAAGGAGTATCGAGAACTTTAATTTTTCCCATAACATCTTTGCCTTCCCACCAAATATCAGTTACGATATGGGAAACATTTTTAAGATTAACAACAGAATCATCCGGATGATCTAACTCGCCACAAGAACGATTATCTTTAACTATTTTCATGTAATTGTCCATTTCTCGTTTTAAAACATTGTATGGATAAACACGACCGTTTCCGTTTTGCTTGTCAGCAGTTTGAAGCCTGCCTGACAAATATAGAACACTGCCATTTGACATTTCTCTCTTTTCTCTTTCAGTCAAAAGATCTTGACAAATGCCACCTTCGCACAGTGCATAAAATTCTCGTAATAGTTTTTTCCCCATTTTTTTCCTCAAATAAAAGACCTGCCGGCGTTACCGGCGCGCTTCAGGACCCGCTGCAGCAACGGCGGACGGGTTGAAGCATCCATCGTTTAATCGTCAACATAATCACCTCCTGATCTCGACGATGCTCTCAATCCAAAATCATCAATGATCATTGAGAGCAAGTATGTTGTCCCGGCCCCCAAGCATGAAAGACAGAACATATTCCCTAAAGAATATTCAAACGTAAATAGTTCTGTGTAGTCGTTTATGCAAAATAAAAACGCAGAGACCCAGAAGCCCATGCACAACGGACAATGAAATAAAGTGTTCCATTTTTTTGTATAATCTTTTTTTGGTCTTATGTCCTCGAAGATTTTACCGTAAACAATTATAAAAGTCATGCCATAAGCGGTAAGTATAAAATTAAATAAATCCATTACCGCCCCATATAAGCGCGATCGAATTCAACAGTAGCATCATTCATTAATTTGGCCTCAATACCAACGCGGTCAGAAACAGCAGACATAAGATTTTCATGGTTCTCTACTAAACTTTGATAAATAGGTTCAAACTTGGAGTGCCCTTTCATTATCCAACTGTTAGTAGTAGCGGCGGCTTCGCCTGCTCCGGGCTCCCTACAATCATCCAAAGGATCTAAAGGTGTTTTTTTGAAACCTGGGTCGCCATAATCAAATTCAGAGTGTCCACCTGTTGGTGGAGTTCCAGGAGTTTTTCTTGGAATTAGTTGTTTTCTAGAAATCATTTTGTTCCAAACACGATCTTTGGCTTCATCAGATGTCGATGACCAGTGATCCGATGTCAGACCGGCACCTTGTTTATTAATCAGGTTGAAGGAAATACCATATAGGATTTTACTCCACCCGGAACCTCTAAAGAGCTTATGTGTATAAATCCAAGACATGTGCCAAGTTTCAGGGATGCATTGCTGTTCTTTTGTAACTTCGCTGAGTCTATCAAGACCACAAGCAGCAAAAGGAAACGGGCCACGCGCTGTCATAGTATATAAAATCAATTCATGGTTATCTTCTTCGGGGGAATGGAGAAGGGCAATGTCTCCAACGTCCGGCAGAGGAATTGGTTCTTTGTTTTCTTTTAAACCTTGGGTTTTACGAGGATTATAATAAATATAAATATCAGTAAGTTTTATGTCCCCGACTCCTATAGCCTCTTTTTCTTCTTGAAAGCCTCGTGCAAAATCAAAATTTTTATATAACGGCTCTGAATCAATGAAAACATTTTCGCTAGCGTCTGCTACTAAAATGACAGCAACTTTTTCTTCCCATGGAAGACCTCCCATGAATCTCTGTGCTGGCTTGAGATCCCAAGCCCAAGAGGAAGCCCAAGAGCCTGCGTGACTATCTCTTCCCGGGGAATAGTCTGGTTTTGTCTTTGGACTGAATGGAAAATTTACCCCAGACTTTTTAGAGCGATCATGCCACCAATCGACTGGAGCCTGATACCATTTTTTTTTGGTTGGTATTTCCCCAAACAGTTTTTCGAAAATCTCTTTATCCATTCCCAAGCCGCGATACATTTTACCACTCTTGCGTAGCTGAAAGATTTTCGGATAATTTTGGTTCTTGATCATATCTAAGATAACTTCTGTGGCGTTTCTAGGCAAAGATGTCGTTCCTGACTCGTAATGTTTTTCTAAAAGATCTTCCAAATGCTTCTCGAGATCTGTATATTCTTCTGTTGCGGCAGCAGAGGATGGCTTCAGTTTTTCATCCGGGAAAACATACTTGCCAAGTGGACCGTCGCCGTCCACTTCATTCATGAATTCCCTAAAATTTTCCATGATCAACTTCATTAATACGTGTACCGGCCATAAAGATAAGGTGCGAAAAGATTATGTTGCTGAATCGACCCTTTGTTAACAGCTGCAGGAACTTCGCCCAATTCTGTTGAATATTCGTTATCTGGGTCCAGAAGAGCATCGTCTTGAAGATCGTCATAAGCAGTAGTACCAGCAATATAAGGTTGCTCGGTCTCCATCCATTCAGAGATTTTAAGTAACGTTACTTTAATTGGATCATGAGATTTGGAATCCATAATTTGTCCTTCTAGAGAACCATAAATGTTTCCACCTTGAATAGAATCATGATTAATAACTCCTTGCCCTCTCAAATATTCTAAAAGCCTAGATTCGGCACCGTAAACTGCATCCGACACCATTTCTTTGGCAAAAGTAATAATCTTTTTAGAAGTTGGCTGGACTACAATATCTATATCTTTGTGATCCAGAATCATCAAATCGCCGTTGAGGGCATTACGAAGTTTTAAGGAAAATTCTATTTTGTCTTTTTCAACAATTTCAATTTTAATAGTTTGCTCTTCAGGAACCGGGGCAGTTTCTTCATCGGTGATGTTAATCTTTACTGTCATTCTTGGTTACCTCCGCAATTAAATCTTGAATATAAAAAATTTCTTCAATCATTTGCTGATTTATTGGAGTTTGTGCGTACTTGTCCAGCTTTACCTTAACTTTTTTAAAATTTTCGTTATTAGGGTCTGCCGCCCCTTCTACGATTCGCTGCTGCACGGCGTTCTTGAGGCGCCCAATCTCTTCATTTAAAAAACTTTTTAATCCGAGCCCATTATCCGAAAACGATACAATATAATTTGTAAGAAGTTCCTTCTGTTCTTTTAGAAGGGTTCTTTCATAAGCATTATTAAATTTCTTTACAAAAGTTTTGTATTCAAGATTATCCAAATGTTTCATTTCGGTGAGTGTGTTTTCTTTTCTTCCAAGAAGTTTAACCAAATTGTTCTCGAGCATGATTCTTTTTTTTGCTGCAAGTTTATTGTTTTGGAAATAAAGACCAAAAGAAGCAATATCTTTGTAATTTGGAACAAAGTTTGAAAAAACACCATGCCCTAGTTGTTTATTGATAATATCTATTAAGCTTGTTTGAGCATTAAATATTTTCTTACGATCAATTCCTAGGAAATCTTTCTTCGTTTCCTCGAGAAGTTTGCGAGAGAAGTTTGGTTCAAGTTTTTTACATTCCAGTAGAGAGTTATATAATGTAAGTTCTTCGCGAAGAATACTGTTTTTATGAAAAAATTCTTTTAAAATTTTCTTTGTAATTCTTTGTCTTTTTTTATCTTCTCGAACGACTGCTCTTGTTAATTCTTTTATCAGACACTCGTAAAGAAAAGCGGTATTTCTTTTCTTATTATGTTTCATGCTTGTTTCCTTATGTTATTCTTCTTTGATAATTTGTTTTAATTGTTCATTGGTTATTTTCATCTTGCTTGTCCTTGTTTAAAGACTCAATTAGAGTTTTGATTTCGAAGTCAGTAGTAAATAGTTTATCTTCTTCCAAAATGTCTGAGTTTTTTGCTTCCGTCACTCCTCTCGCGAGAGAGTCTAAGCCGCCGAAACCAATTTTCCCGGGAAACGTTTTACGAAGGGTGCCGATTTCTCCAACAGCAGTATTAATCATTTGCTTCTTTAGGCCGCCTTTTTTGTAAGAACGTTTATGTCTGCTATAGGGACCGCGCTTCTTCGGTCGTGCGTCATCATCACGCTTGGCTGGTGGTTCAGCCAACAAAACTTCTTCTTCACCTGCAGGCTCTTCGCCGCCAAGTTCTTCACCTCCGAGTTCACCTCCGAGTTCTTCGCCTCCAAGGTCTCCTCCAAGATCGCCTCCAAGGTCTCCGCCCATTCCTCCACCGGGGGCGGCCTCCTCGGGAGGGGCAGCTGCAGCCTCAAGACTAGCCATAAACTTCCTATCATGGTACATCTCTCTTTGCATTCGGATAAACTCATCCTCAGATAACCCAAGAAGGTTTTCTGCTACCCAACGTCTAGAAAAATAACCTTCTGTCGCTGCACCAGCAATCTCAAATTTTGTACTCCAATGTTCCAATTCTTGCATTTCTGCAATCTTGCTAGGGTTATTAAGAGATAATTTAAAACCAGTTAAGTCATCGTCACGATAACCCATAGTATAAAGGTGGATAATCCCAATCTTTTCAAGTTCGGAAATAACAACTCGCTGAAGCCTTTGGATAGTTCTAGCAAAGCGAATATCTTTTTGAGCCAGAGTTGTTTTGTCTTCTGTTGCCCCTTCGCCCATTGTGAGATAGGACTGAGGAACTTTTAAAGCAGAAAACAATTTATCTCTAAGATATTTGACATCTTCAATTTGTGCTGTCATTGGCCCCCCTGGAAGGGAAACAATATCTGTTGCTGAAGTTCCACCTCGGATTGGAATAAAATAATCTTCTTCTATAGAAAGAGGATTGTATCTCAAATCCACACGGCCGGTTCCCGGATCAACAACTTGATGTCGTTTCATTTGAGTCATAACTTTTTGCATATATTGTTCAACATCTTGCGGTGCAATGCCGCCAACGTCAATTTTGAACACCCTCCGTTCCGGTGCTCGAACAATTCTATAAGCCATCATAGCATCTTCTAAGAGCGTAAGTTGCCTCCAAATTCGTCGAGAAGGCTCCAAAGCACTGGTTCCGTATGGGGCATGTTTGTCATGTCCCAAAACTCTAAAATGTGCCATTTGCCAATTTTCAAGGGTTAAGCCGGCGTTATTCCATTGAAATTGAACGTAGTTGGGGTTCGTTGGGTCTTCTCCTTCCAAGCGTTCAATCTCTTGTGGAGGAAGTCCAATGCAATTTCTAATCCCAGTGTGCTCATCGATATCAAGATAAAGAAATAAATCACCATATTTACACATTGTACGTGCCCATCCGAAAAGATTATGATCAACATTCATAATATTATAATAAAGGGAATGAAGAATATATTTAATTTCATCATTTGGACATTTGATATGAAGCATCGGCGTGAGACTAGAATGAGTTGTCATTTCATCTGCATAAATATCCAATGAAGATGCAATCTCTGGTGTGAATTCCATTTGATCAAAATCAACATAACGCTCTGATCGATTTCTATTTGAAATCATATTAAGAGTAGTTATGTTCATTGGGTTGTATTCAGTTTTTTTGAACTGCTGGCCGGAAGCTGACTTAAATCTTTTGGCATAAATATCTAAATGTCGACGCCTTAATTGTCTTCCTGATTGTGTTCTTCGTTGAATAATTGGTCCTGAAAAAAGCCTTGTCAGGGCTCTAAACAATTGTGATTGGTTGTTGTTCGGGTTTCTATCGTTACGTGCCATTTTTTATCCTTTATAAATCCAAAAAAATTCTTTCATATTTTTTAATTCTTCTTCGTGTTTTTCTACAAATGTTTGATCATAACCTTCCTGTCCTTTTATTTGAGTGTTCAAGGTCGTGGTTGATTTCATTAGTCCTCCGATCATTGCTTTCTTGTATTCTATATCTAGTTGGTTTTCTGTTAATGCCGTATCTTTCACCCAGCAGGCAATTGCTAAAGACATAACCAAATCATCATTGTAAGAACGCATAGCTTGTGGTTTCCCATTATACCATATAAAAGTTTTCATTTCATGAAATAAACGATTAGAATGTAAAGTAATTAGTTTATTGCGAATGTACTCCTCCATTTTAGCTACGATTAAAGGCCTAGTTTTGGTTGATGTTGTAAAGCCAGGAACAGATCTATTGTTATTCTCTGCCTCATGCGCTTCAATATAT